ATGAGGGTTTACTGGTATCAAGTCCCTGGTAGGTTTGTTACATATATAAGGCTTAATGATCATAAATTATACGAAAACAAAATAGAAAAGGATGATATTCTTAATCAAGTACATAATAAATGGGGTGCTGATACTAAGGTCGAAATGAGTTGGAGTGTTGATTTACAAAAATATGTAATCGAGGTTTATAATAATGATTATTGTCATGATGAGGATGTTGTTGGATTTAATATAAAAACACCCGATGGGAAAGAGATATCTATACTAGAGTTAGCAGAACTTACTACATGGAAGGATGAGGCAATAAAAGATATTGGTGGAGAAGATGCTTTTAACCAAGAATACGGTCTTAGATTTGTAAATGCTAGTAAATCTTTACTAAGTGAAAATATTATAGACCATTTATTGAATAATAAAATTCTTTATGAGTGGGAGGAGATATATGAATTTGAAGATAAGCTAAATTTTTCCTATGAAAATTTAAAATGGGTTGATGATTATGATATATACAACCCTATAAAAAGAAAAGAATATAAAATAGTCTTATCAATTGACCTTGCAGAGGGATTAGGTCAAGATTTTTCTGTTATAAACATATTCAGAATAAGTAATAAAAGTAGAGAGGTCATAGATATACAAAAAGAAAAGTATTCATCAATAAAGGATTTTTTCAAACTAGAACAAATTGGGATATATCGAAGTAATATAATATCTATTAAACAAATGTCAGAATTGCTTTATATATTAGCTTTTGAATATTTTAATCCAGATAACCTTAAAATAGTTTTAGAACTTAACAACTATGGAAATACATTACTAGCAGAACTACCTCATGTTTTTGATGGTATTAATGATTATGGTTCTTCTGTATTTGTTAGATATAAGCACAGAATAGATTCACCAGAAGAAAAGGTAGGACTTAAAGTAACAAGTTTAAAAAATTTACTTATAAAAGACTACCAATCTCTAATGCTTAGTAAATCTTTCTCAATAAATAATGAAGACACCATAAGGGAAATAACCACATTTGTAAAACATACAACTAGTTCTGGTAATATAAAATATGCAGCAGATAATGGAAACGATGATTGCGTTTTGCCAAACACTCTTATAAAGACTATAAATGGTTATAAAAGAATAAAAGATATCAAATTAGGTGAGTTGGTGTTAACACATTTAGGAAATTACAAACCAGTAACAAATATATGTAAAAAAGATTTTGATGGTGTTATGCACAGAATCAAATTTAGAGGCCAACCTAGCTTAGATATAACATATAACCATCCTATATATGTTCCAAAAAATGACTACTCAAAGAAAAATAGAAAGAATTATAATAATTATCTTAAGCGAGAGTGGATTTTACCAAGTGACATTTCTAATAAATCTAGGTGTGTTGTTATAAAATCACCTCTATATACTGGTGATGTTAATAATATCAAATATCAAGAATTATTTGAAAGGAATAAATATTCTCCGTCATCTAATTTTAAAATAAAGGAAATAGAACTAGATAATAATTTTGCTAAGTTTTTAGGCTTATTCTTAGCAGATGGTAACAGTTATAAACCATCTCATAATACTTACCGAATAACTTTAGCCTTTAATGATAAAGATTTAACTCTTATTGATGAAATGAAGGATATAATAAATAACTGGAATTTAAAATATCATGTACAGAATAGAAATAATTGCACTACTGTGATATTTTATAATAGATTCTTATGGGAAATATTTTCTAAATGCTATGATGAAGATAAAGAGAAAATATTCCCCGAAATGCTCTATAACAAACTAGATAAAGAGAAAATGTCCCTAGTCCTAGATTATTGGATAAAGGGAGATGGTTGGCTCTGTGAAACACCTGGTAAGACTAAACATTACATAGGATGTTCAACTAGTTTTCAACTAGCATTGACTATGAGAGATATATCTATATCATTAGACAAACATGCAGTAATATCCTATAATAAAAGACATAGATATGGTAAGCCTACGAAAAGCCAATATTGGGTATCTATTTATGAAGATAGTTTAGAAAGGTCATGTATGAGAAAGATTTCTGATTTTGAATATTCGTCAGTACTACAAAGAAATGAAAAGTATAATTATACTGGAACAACTTATAATTTAGAAGTAGAGGATGATAATAGTTATGTAGCAAATGGGATAGTTGTACATAATTGTGTCATGACTATTGTAAATGCTACATCTATATTCGAAAAGAACGAGTTTACAGAGATGATACACGAATGGATGAACAAACATGTTGATAAGGAAATAGTTGATTACATAAATGAGTGTATGAAGAAATCTGATTATATAGAAAGTAATGATTACACACACTTTTTAGATGTGAAGAAAAAAACACTTGGTTCTAGAACTGGTGGTGGATATGGTCAGAGCAAATATAAGTCAAGTAGTGGATATGGAAGACGCAGGTAATCAGCTAGTTTTCCTCCATAGTAACAAGCAGTCCATTATTTGACAATTTTTCTTTCATACTAGAAATAGTCTCATAATCACCATACTTAACATCACAAATACCTTTAAAGTGCACAATGTGTGCACATTGATTTGCTTGTTCTTTTTCATGTCCACATATATTTATCAAACACTTAATAACATGTTCAAATGAATTATGGGAGTCATTGTGTAAATCTAGTCTATATGGACTAGATAATATTTCTTCTACTTCTGTCTTAGTTTCTTCTTTTATCTTTGTCATAGCTATTAATTAAATGTTTTTATAGTTTTGTTAATTGAGTCGATTATTGTAATCTTTATCTTTTGTGTTTCTCCCCACCTAGCGAATTTTTCTAAATGCTCAGCCCTATCATCATACATAGTGAAGTGTTCACATTTAGTATTTTCTATTTGATTTTCAAATAGCTTTACTTTAAATGTAAATGTATCGTGACCACTACATAAATGAACCTCATCAAAGGACATATTGTGGCTTCTAATAATTTCTTCAACACGGGATCTCATTCCCATTACTCTATTCTGTCTCCCAGTAGCCACAATGACGTAAGAATCTGGTCTAGCAACTGCCCTTAGATATTCTTCATAAATCCAATCAACCTTTGGTATATCAAATACACTAGTATCTAAAGAGTCAGGCTTACCCCACCAACCTCGGTGTCCCCAATCCTCACCAGTCTTTTCTTTCCATATAACTTTACCTTCTTTTGGCTCTGGTGTTAAGCACAGTGTTTTATCAAAATCAAAACAGTATAATTCTCTAATCATTTTTTTGACAAATATATAAATAATATGTGGATAATGCAATATAATATATAAGAAAAAAAAATAAAATATATGAAATTAGATAATAAATCAATACTAATAACAGTCTTATTCTTTCTATTAGTATTTTTTATATACAAGGAATATTTCGAAACAGATGATTCATACAAGGAAGATATAGAAAGGCTTAATGCTAAAAATGAGAGTCTTATAGCCAAAAGAGATTCCTTGACATTTGAATTAGATAGTATAAAGGGAGAATATGTTTTATTAAAAGAAATGGATAGTATACTTTCTACAAAGATAGAACAAAGCCAAGATTCTATAATACAAGCTAAGAGAGAAGCATATCTTAGTAAGAAATTATTAAAATCTCTGCAAGCTAAAATAGAAAAGAATAAAAAAGAAATAGATAGCCTAAATAAAGCACCTGATAAAAGTGATGAGAGATTGCTTAAATCTTTAAAAATAAAATTAAATAAATGAGAAAAAAAATAATAATAACTTTGATAGCCATCCTATCAACATTTGCTCTATATGGTCAAGATTATCCTAAATATGAAAAAGATTCTTTAGGTAATCAATATGTTGTTATAACAATGGAACAAGCTAGATATGTTGATACTAAGTTAGATATACTAGAACTTATGGAAAAGAATGACATATTAGGACAAGGCTTGGATTCAATAACAATAAGGGTTGTAAATGATTTAGAGAAAGTTATAGGTGAGCAAGAGATACAAATAACCAATTTATTTGAGTTAGTAAACAATAAAGACGAACAAATATTAAACTTACAATCACAAATAGCTAATAATATGTTAATAGAAGAAACTTATAGATCACAAGTTGGTAATTTAAATACTAAAGTTGATATATATGAAACACAAGTCGATAAATTAGAGAAAAAAGTGTTTTGGGGTGGTATTAGTAGTATTATTGTTATAATAGGTGCATTCTTAATTGGTGGATCATTATAGCGAAAAAAGAGAGTTTAAGATATTAATATATAAATTATAAAAATAACAAAAAATATGAAACGCATTCAAAATTTCGAATCACATAGAACAGATAAGAAAGTTAGTAAAGACAAAACACCAAATATAAACGAAAATGTATTTCAAGTAGAAGATACATATAAAGTTAGAACAACTATTGATGTTCCTAAAAGTCTTATAAACGCTTATAGTAAGAAAGTAAAAGATGAAACAGGTGAGGACTTAAAGAAACTTTTTGGCGATTTCGACATTGCAGAAGAGTTAGTTAAGCATGTTGCTAAAAAGTTCTTAGATAATGACATACTATCTTCAAGAGCCTTGATAGGTGGTGATAGTGAAGGTGATCAAGTACAAACACAACCTCAAATCCAAACACAAATGGATGGTAGTCAAGAAGAGATGCAAGATGAAACACAAATGCAAGGTGGTCAAGAAGAGACGCAAGACGAAACACAAATTCAAGCTGAAGAAGGATTTGACAAAGCACAAATGCAAGATGAAGAAGACCAAACACAACAAGACCAAACACAACAAGCACAAGACGAAGAAGGGTTTGAAGATGTAGAGGAAGATGATGATGAAGATTTGCCAATATAATAATTAAAAGTACCAAATAAATTAAATCCCTGTCAAAGAAATGATGGGGATTTTTAATATATAATACTATGAAATACATAAATACATTTGAAAGTAATAGAACTGATGATATTCTTATAATCGTTGATGTTCAAAAAAGTTTTAAAAAGTATTTTACTGATAATTATGTTAAGGAATTAAAAAAGTATTGTAATGAATTTGATGAGGTGTTCCAAATATGGGATAATCACATAAATGGTAAAGTGGGGAACGAATATTTATTTGATCATGACCCAGAAATAAATATTGAGCAGGATTTATATCATTTTCCTAACCAAACTGAAATTATAGAAAAAAGGTATAACTATGATGTTAGTGTAGATTACTATAAAAAGATATTAGATAAAAACACCTATGATAACATAAAGAATAAAGAAAGTAATGATAAACTAAATAAAGGTGATATATTCAAAACAACTAAGGGAACTGCAATTGTATATATTGGAAATAATCATAAATGGTTTCAAATCCCTAAAAAACTATATAAAAGACTAAGTAATGATAAGTATAGAAGATATGTTATAGTAGGTGGTTCTGATACTGAATGTCTAGAAGATGTTTATATTTCTAGTAAATCGATTGGTGTTGATATATCTAGAAACAAAGGATATATATACTCTGGTAAAAATTGTCCTATTAAATAATTATAGTACGCTGGCAAATATCTCTATGTCTCTTATCTTAAAACCAATTACCATATATTCTTGAAACCTATCAGGATCTTCAAAAAATTCAACTTTAAGTTCATACTCAATGTTATCAACCTCTGGAATATAGTCTGCTATTTGTGCTTTAATATCCCCCTCTATAAATTCGGCAGATAATTTAGTTTCGTACAATAGGTTTGGTAAATCAGCACCAAAATTAGGATCGCCTAATAAATCACCCTTATTTGTGAATATTATCATCTCGTACTTCTGCACAATAACTCTTATGACATCATCTTCAACCAATTCTATGTTGTTAAAACTAGGATGCCCAGGGTATTTTATGTAAAAATCGGTAAAACTAAGTGATGCCATTGTTTATATATTAATTTTGTTTATCTTTGCATATAAAATATATAGAATATGAAAGTATTATAAAATTTTAAAGAATTAAAAGAAACACAAAAAGCTAAAGTATTTAAATATAAAATATTTAAAACAGAGCCTCTTGAAAACCTATATAAATACAAAGATCATAGGAGACTACAAACATTCTATCACAAAGGTGTTAAATGTGTAGAATGTGGACACGTAGGAACACAAATAGGTCATGGATTAGATAAGGCAGGGAACATTCATATTGACATATATGATGACAACCTTTATCCATTAAACGTTGACCACATTATCCCTAAGTCTAAGGGCGGTGCTAATCATATTGATAATTACCAACCAATGTGTTATGGATGTAATAACAAAAAGGGTAATGGTGATGAAATTAAGCGAGTGAAAACTAAGAGGCAAATAAAGAACGAATTAAAAAAGTGGTTAAGCGAAAATAGAAAGGCTCAAGATATTAAAGTGGGTGATTTTATATACAAGGCTACTTATGGTGAAGAATTAGGTGTTGTAAATAAGATAATAGAACACACACATCATAAAGGAAATGTAGGTGTTATGGTAGTTGGTAATGATGTATCTATATACACATCTTCACATGTATTTAAAAAATTAGATTAAAATTTTTCTAAGTTTACCAATTACTGTTAGACCAAGAACTATAGGATCAGTCGAGTTTTCTAATAAATTAGAATAGTCAGATATTATAAAATTACACTCAAATAATTTATCTATATTTTTGTTTCCATCAATTGACCAATCTATGAATGGCTTACCTAAAAGCTTAATCATAACATCTATTCTTTCAGAGCCAAATTTAGACATCAAAAAATGATATATTTGCTCATAATCTAGTTCGGAATTATACAGTACCTCATAAAGTTCTAGTTTAACCACGTTTGATACATTAGATGAACTAGAAGATGTGCCACCTGTTCTTATATAACTTTGAACCTCCTCGATTGTTGATCTAAAGTCTGGGAATTTCTTTGTTACTATTTTTATTAGATCCTCTTTGGGTATAGTATTACCTTCGCTTGGTAATATTTCGTTTTGAATTTTTTTGAAAATTTCTTTTTTTAAAAACTTTTCTTCCTCTATATTCTCACAATCAAAATTTATCTGTGGGATTCTAGACTTTATACCATCCGATATCTTATTGATATGGTTCGTGGTTATTATAAATCTAACACCATTTTTACTATATTTTTCAATGAATGCTTTAAATGCATCCTGAAATTGTATAGAAACTCTCTCAAACTCATCTAAAAAAACATATTTAGTTCCATCACCAGCATCTATCATTGGTGTGAATCTACAAAAATCCTCTATTTCATTCCTAAGTACATCAATGGATGTGTATAAGGAACTATTTATCTCTATATAAGGTTTATCTTTTGTGTATCTACCAACCAGTATCCTAGATAATGATGTTTTCCCAGTTCCGTAATGTCCATAGAATATATAATTTCCTTCTATCCCATTTTCAAAATGTTTTTTAATTCTAGGAAGAAGTATCATATCTTCTACCTTTTTAGGTCTCCACTTCTCCCATAGGAGTAATTTGTTCACACTCATGTCTTTTTGTTTAGTATTGTATACATTACTTATTAATTAGATTAGAGAAAGTTTAATTTAATATATAAAAATATGATAGGAAATAGAAAAAACATGGATGACACATTCTTTAGAGACTTAACAGTTTGTGTATTAGATACACTTGAGGGTAGCCTAAGATGGGTAAATAGATTCTCATCTGGTGATTATGCAGTTGAGGTACCAATGTATTACTCTATGACGGGTGATGAGAGGTTTTTATTAGACAGTTTCCAAGATGATATAGCATCTGGTAGTAGAAAAGTTGAACTAAACACGGATATTATACCAAGAGGACATATATCCCTTAAATCATTTAATGTAAGATCTGATGAATTTGCAAATCCAAATGTTTGGTTAAGAACAGTAGTTGAGAATAAAATAGAGGTTAGAAAAACACTTAATAGAGTAAGAGCAGTACCTGTAAGTGTATTATATGACCTAGAAATAACGTTAGCTAATGAAATAGACACATTTAAGTGTAGTCAAGCACTATTGGATACACTTTGGTTATATAGATTTATGTATTTTGAGCATAACTATATGAACATAGATGCAGTTCTTTTAACACCAGATGAATCTAATATAGAAATAACTCGTGAAAAGGACTTATCTTCAAGTAATGAAATAAAAATGTCAATATCATTTGAGGTACAAACATACTACCCAGCGTTTAGAAAAGACAAAATAGACACACCTGGTTATACTAAAGAGGGAGATGGTATGACTGACCAAAACGGTTATCAAACAACTGGTGGATATAGTGATTACTTTAGTCCTGATCAAGATTTTGTAGGTAATCCAGGGGGTAAGGGTAGCTTTACAGACAAGAGTAGTTGGCCTTATGTTAATTCAGAAGATGGATACTCCATTAGTCCTAAGAAAAGTAAGTGGTACAACAATATACTAAAAGCAAGAGAAAGGAATGCTCCACAAGATAGCAATCCTAACGGAGAATCCCCAAGTGATAGACAAAATAATAAATAAATAGAAAAAAATGGCTTTTTGCTATTAATATATACAATATAGAAAAAAAATAAAATAATAACACATGAAGAATCTTAAACTAGAGTTGTTTAACTTCAAAAGAGAACTTTCGCTTGATCAAGAAGAAATCTCTAATATAGTAGAGGGACATATGAATGTTTGTAACGATGAATCAGAGAAAAATATTATTACTTCTTTGAATGAAAGGTTGAAACCTTATACATACGACAAACAAGTAAAATCTCTGCTAGAAGGGTTAAACACCGATATGGATGAGTATCAACTTTTATACGAACTTAAAAACTTGTATAATGTTCTTAATTCCAAAAACCAAGGAGAATTATATAGACAGCCTATAAACGTTCTTCTAGAAACAATTAACCTTCAATCAGACCAAGACAGAATGTCAAAAGTTCTTAATGAGTTATCGATATATGAGTGGGTGCCAGAGATAAAACTATTTGTACATAACTTAACTTCTTCACCTGAGAAAAAATCAAATTTACTTAGTGGTGGTCAGGGAGAGTCAGTTCACACAATAGTAGAACAAGTAGAGAATGGTCATATAGCACTTGTCAAAGATTCATGGTTTCTATTAACAGAAGATGCAATTGAGAAAACACTATTAGAAGATCATATAAAAGAAGAATCAGAACTTAGAAAATTAAGATTGATTGAATCTGCTATGACATATGCTCAAATAGATAATGATAAAATAAATTTTAGAATTTCTGAACATTTAACTATAGGTCTTGGTGTAGATAATAAATCTATTTATATTAATGATGATGAACTTGAAGATGAAAGTACATTAGAATCATTATTTAATTCACCTATTATACCAATTATAAACAAGAACTTCTATCCAGTTATTCAAGAAGTTGCTAAAAATATGGATAAATTTGTAGAACTAGACGTTGTTAAAAAAATTGATAACTTAATAAATCCTTATTTAGAATGTTATGCCTTTAACTATAAGAACGCAACCTTCTTATATAGATGTGATGAGAGATATGGAAATAGCTTCTTTCAATTTGAATCTGCAATCGAATTAGTAAATGAAGTCCGAAACGAACTTAACTACGATTTAACTTATTTTTATGAGAATAAGTTGGGTAAAGAAACAATGGTTAAGAGAAAACTAGAAGATAAGGAAAGAGAAATCACTTTAAAACTAGAGGATGTCAATTTTAACATTGAAAAAGTAAAGGGTTCTATACAAATGATTGGGGAGTCTACTACACTTTCTACTGCATTGGTAAATCTAGAGAAAAGACATAAAAATCTTAAGTCCGAATTAGGTGGGGTAAAAGAACTTCAATATAATGAAAAAGTGAAGTTAAGTAAATAAATACATTAAAAGTTTTTAAATTAAAAAGCTCTTGTTATTCAAGAGCTTTTTTTGTTTGAAACTTCCAAAGACAAATTGCATATAAGAATTAAGCTATGATAATAAAAAAGACCATAACAATAAAGACCAAAGGGTGTAGAAAGATAAAATATTATAAATCACTTGGGTATGAAGTTCATAAAGATGAAATAGAAATAAAAATAGAACATATATCCAAGGGATCAAGACTCGATGTGGATGTATCTTGTGATTTTTGTAACAAGGAAGTCAATATACAGATAAAAGAGTATTTTAGAAATATATCAAATGGTAGTAAGTATGCCTGTTGTATGAAGTGTGGATCTCTAAAGGCTAAAGAAACTAGTATAAAAAAATACGGTGTAGACCACCCTATGATGCTAGAAGAAATACAAGAAAGCGTTAAAAAGACCAATATAGAAAAATATGGTGTTGAATACTTACAACAATCAAAAAAAATAAGAAAAAAGTCATCCCAAACATTAATTGATAAGTATGGAGTAGACCATATATCTAAATCAAAGCATTTTAAAAATAAATTTAAAGAAACTTGTCTTAAAAATCATGGTGTCGAGTATCCAATGATGTCAAAAAAAGTAAGAGATAAATCAAGGACTACAAACATAAGAAAATATGGTGTTGAAAATCCTTCAATGTTAGAAAGTGTTAGACAAAGTGTTAATAAGACTAATAAGGATAGGTATGGTCAATCTAACTATTTACTATCTGATGATTTTAAAACAAAAAATAAAAAGACTATGTCTAATAAATGGGATTCTGATAATATTATGAAATCTGATATATTCAGACCAGGAAAGTTCTCAATATCTAGTGATGATAATTACATTAAGTATATTGATAATGGTATCTCTTTGATGAGGTGTTACAAAGAACATGATTATAAAATACATATAGATAATTATTTAAAAAGGTCAAGGTCTAACCTACCACTTTGTACTACATGTTATCCCATAAGCAGTTCACAATCAATAAAAGAGAAAGAACTACTAGAATATATAACTTCTAAATATAATGGTTCTATAATAAAATCTTATAGAGATGGTTTAGAAATAGATGTTTACTTACCAGAACTTAATATAGGTTTTGAATTTAATGGATTATACTGGCATTCAGAAGAATATAAAGAAAAAAACTATCACTATGATAAGAGTAAATATTTTCTTGATAAAGGAATCAGAATAATACATATATGGGAAGATGATTGGGTAAATAATATAGAAATACTAAAATCACAAATATGTAACTGGTTGAGTATAAGTAATAAAATAGGTGCTAGAAAATGTGTTATAAAAGAAATAAAAAATACGAAGATTGTAACTAATTTCTTAGACAAAAATCATATACAGGGAAGAGCAAAATCCTCACTAAAATTGGGACTGTACCACAATGAAGAATTGGTTAGTATAATGACCTTTGATCATTTAGAAGGTAGAAAAAGAATGATGAGTGATGAGTGGAATCTTAACAGATTCTGTAATAAAAAGAATACTTCTGTAATTGGAGGTGCTAGTAAATTATTGAGTTATTTCGTTAAAAATCACAGTCCCAAAAGATTAATAAGTTATGCTGATAGCGACTGGTCTGATGGTGGTCTATATAAAAACTTAGGATTTGTGAAAATTAAAGAAACAAAACCAGACTATAAATATATCGTTGGTTGTAAGAGAATACATAAGTCAAATTATAAAAAATCTAATTTAAATACAAATCTAACAGAAAGTAAATTTATGAAAGATAATAACTATAAGAAGATATGGGACTGTGGTAAAATAAAATTTGAGAAAAAATATTAAAAAGCTCTTGTTATTCAAGAGCTTTTTTGTTATACAAAACCATCTGTGAGAAATTCTGATACGTGTATAGGATTCATATCATAATCTCTTACTTTTTCTAGAGTAGAGTGTGTGTCTTCTATAAGACATACATCCCTTTTCTCTAGCTTTAACTTTAATCTAAGATTATCTAACATCTCTGCTTTGTGCCTACCCGAATTTACAAAAAATCTCTTATCCTTGTCTATGTTGAAATGCTTATCTAACCACTCATTTTTATCTATATACGAAAGTGAATTTGGAATTGCTGATAATATATAGATATTTCTTCCTTCTTCTTTTAATTTTTCTAGTTTATCAATTACGGGGTTTACTGGTAATAGCGTTTTGAATATTTCATTATTAACAAAATCTACTTTGTCCTCATATGTAGGTAGTAAAGATAATCCAGCTATAACACCATCCATATCTACAAATATGTTTTTATTAGAAAAGTGATTAACAACAGTTGAAATATCACAAATTTCTGATATTCTATTAAATTGTATATTCTCTTTGGCTGCTTTTCTTATTATATCAATGTGTGGTACTTTCCTCTCACGTTTTTCATTTCTGCTAAGACATACTTGTAAAGGGGTTTTGATATGAATTAATTCTGTTTTATACCCATTGTCCTTAAGCATATTAATTATTCTGATGGTATAGCTATTGTTAATACCACCACCATCCATAACAATCTTAGACAACCCTTGTTTAGCTAGAGTAATTATCTCTTCCTCTGCCATTTTTGTACTCCACAAATGCACATGTTCTGGGACGTTGTGATTATAGTCAGGGTGTGTTAGCTTTATATTATCAGCAGATACAACCTTAATACCAACCCAGTCTTTTTTCTTTCTAGATTCAATATACATAGATTTACCTGACAATGGCAACCCTATAAATATAAATGCTTTTTTCATATTTTAAGTTTTATACAAATATAATAAAAATAAACTACTTATCACCAATTATTTGTTACATATTTTAACTTAATATATAGCCTATATGAAAAAAGCAAACTTTTATGAAGAAGTTACAGAACTAATTAATTATAATTTTTCATATTTCGAATATACTAACAATACAACTAAATCCATTATAGTCTGCAATAAACACAAAACTAAATTTTCTAGAAACTTAAAACAAATAAGAAAAGGCAACCTGTGTCCATTATGCTCTACAAAAGTAAAGACAACAGATAAATTCATACAAGAGTCTAAGAGAGTATGGGGAGAACATAAATGGGATTATTCAAAAACTATGTACAAGTGTTCTAGGAGTAAATTAACAATAGGTTGCCGAAGTCATGGTACTTATTTTCAAATTTATCCTAAACAACATCTAAACCAAGAAAAAGATTGTGATGTATGTAAAAGGGCAAAACTACAAGCTGACTTTATAGATAGTTCTAAAAGTATATGGGGAGAACATAAATGGGATTATTCTAATGTTAATTATACAAATAACAAAACACATGTTGATATAATATGTGTTAAGCATGGCATTTTTAGCCAAAGACCTGATAATCACTTATATAACATGAATGGATGTCCAGACTGTAATAAGTCAAAGGGGGAGAGTATGATAAGTATTTTTCTAGACAAAAATAAAATATTATATGAATTTCAAAAATCCTTTAATGGTTGTGTAAATAAGCTTCCTTTAAGATTTGATTTCTATATACCAAAATACAATATTTGTATTGAATATAATGGTGAACAACACTATAAGCCAGTAAAATACTTTGGTGGTGTTAAAAATTTGGAATATAATAGAAAAAAAGATAAGATAAAACAAGAATTTTGTGCAAATAATAGAATAAATCTATTAATAATCAAATATGACGAATCTGTTAATGAAAAGTTAAAACTTATTGATAAAAATATATATAATATATATAAAAATAATAGAACATAAATGTATTTAAACAACAAAGAACTATATGTAGAAATAATAGTATCAAAAGCAAGAGGTAAGCTTACTAGAAAGGCTGAGAAGATGCTAGAATTACTAGGAAATAAAACCATTAAGAAAATGAGGTACTGGTCAAATGATGATAAAATGGATTGCTACCAATCGGGCGTTTTAGACATGTACCAAAATTGGTATAACTTTAACGAAGCTAAGTCAGTAAATGCCTTTGCATACTTCACAGAAATATTTAAACGAGGGTTAGCTAAGGGATTTAATGAACTCTATAAAAAGAAAGGCGATGGTGATAATCTAATAAAGGTACTATCAATAGAGGGTTCTAACGATGGTAATGGTATTCATTCTCTATAATTTATATTTTCACACCCTTTAGCAACAACTCTTTTAGATATATAGATATAACATATAATGATAAAAGAAAAAAAGATAAAGATAAAGGGTCACTCTAGGAATATAAAATATTACAAATCATTTGGATATGATATTAGTGTTGGTAAATATATAGATATAAGCGTAGAACACTTGTCTAAGGGAACTTCATCTAAGATTACATGTATATGCCAAAACTGTAACAAAGAAGTCTCTAATGGCTTTAAAGACTACTGGAATTACACGAATGGTCTAAGTGGGATATATTATTGCAACTCTTGTAAAAAGATAAAATCTGAAAAGACTTCTCTTAAAAAGTATGGTGTTAAAAATCCAATGCAATCAGAAGAAGTTAAACAAACTCTTAAGAAAAGCCTTCTAGACAAATATAATGTTTCCCACTATTCTAAGACGAAAGAATGGAAGGATAAGTTCGTACAAACATCTTTAGATAGGTATGGTGTTACTAATCCTTCTAAGTCTATTGACGTTATTAACAAAATAAAAGAAACTAATCAAAAGAACTTAGGTGTAGACTGGTCTATGCAAAGTAAATCGACTATATCCAAATCAAGAAAATCATTTAATGATAAATATGGTGTAGATTGGATATCCAAATCAGACTACTATAAAGACAAAATAAAAGAAACTTCTATAGAGAAATGGGGTGTTAGTAATTATTCAAAAACTATAGAATATAAAGAGAAGGTAAAATCTACAAATTTTTCAAACTGGGGTGGGCATCCTTCTAAGAATGAAAATTTTAAGTTAAAGGCAAAGAATACTAAACAGAGAAAAACATTTAAAAGATATGCAGAACTAATATCAGGTAAGTATATACTTAATTCATATAAAAATGAGACATTCTCATTAATGCATAAAGAATGTAATAATACCTTTGATATAAACAAAGGTTTATTAAGAGCAAGGTTTAACTCATGTAAGATGATATGTACACAATGCAACCCAGTTGGTGTATTATATTCTAACTTCGAAACACAAGTTGGTTCTTTTATAGAGAGTCTAGGAATTGGCTATATAAAAAATGATAAAAAAATACTAAAAGGTAAGGAGATTGATATATACATACCAGAATATAATATAGCTATTGAGTGTAACGGCATATACTGGCACTCTGAACTATTCAAAAGTAGTGATTATCATATCAGTAAAACAAATAAGTGCAATGAAGAGGGGATATCTCTGCTACATATATGGGAGGACGACTGGGATAGCAAGAAAGAAATAATAAAATCAATCATAAGGAATAGATTGGGTAAAGTAAATAATAGAATATATGCTAGAAAATGTGATATAAGAGAGGTCAATACCAAAGATTATAAATTATTTCTAAACAATAATCATATACAAGGATATGCATCTTCTTCAATAAACTTAGGATTATATTTTAATGATGAGTTAGTTAGTTTAATGACATTCGGATGGAGGAGAACAAACAATAAAAAAGAATATGAATTAATTAGGTTTTGTAATGAATTAAATACTAGTGTTATTGGTGGTGCTTCTAAACTATTTAAGTATTTCGTAGACAATACTAAGTTTGAATATTTAATATCATATGCCGACATATCATTATTTGGTGGTGGTGTCTATAAAAAGTTAGGTTTTGTTTTTGATACATTATCTAAACCTAATTATTTTTGGGTTATAAATGGGAAAAGAATACACAGATATAATTACTCTAAAAGAAAGCTAGTAAAACAAGGATTTGATAAAGATAAGACTGAGTTAGAAATAATGAACGAAAGGGGTTATTATAGAATATTTTCGACTGGTCAAGAAAAATGGCTATATAAAAGTTAAACATTTAAATTAATTCATATATAATAATCACAAATAATAATATATGACAAGAGCTGTTTTACAACTATGGGAAGAAAGTGAAAAGAATAATAACAGACCATGTGGTTGTTCCATACATTCAGATTTACAATCTAGAGACAAATATTTAAAATCAATCTATAGTGGCAGGAATAAAGTCCCAGAATACTACGAGAGAGCTATTGGTGAGCCTATTGATGTTTTATTAAAATCTAATTTAATAAAAGGCTTAGAAACAGTTAAGCTTATGAGACATGAGATGAATAATTTACTAAACCTAAACGAGATATTAGTTATTTAAACGCCATACTGCTTTAGATGCTCTTCTGTTATTATTATAAACTTATAACCTTTTTTATCACACCACTTTATCATTGCCTCCCACTTGCTTCTGTTTGTATGTGCCATTTTTAGGTCGTATTCAAAATTCTCCAACTTCTTTAAGCCATTTTCTGGTACTTTTAGCTTATTCTCCATAAGCATTTGTACAGTTCTGTACTCTTTCATAGGCTTAACTTCAACAACTACTTGTTTTAAAACACCATCACTACCTCTTAGTTCATAGTAGAAATCTGGGTAGTAAGTATGTTGTTTTAAAGCACCAGAACTTGGATTCATTTTTTGGTAGCTTATCTTCAAACATTCTGCACCCCATTTCTTAACATTATCATTCATGTCTAAGTAAACCATAAATCTTTGTTCTAGACCACTTCTGAAATAGACACCACCTTCTGAATTCATTTTAACTATCTTATCTCTATTCTTAGGTCTATAATTACCTTGGTGATACTTTTTGTTATTTGGTTTTGAGTTTAACATATTGTATATATTAAGAAATGTTCTTTTTCTAAAATAATATATATACTATGGCAGAACTATTTAAACGAACAAAGCTAGATTTATTATTACATGGTAATAGTATTTCTGATAATTTCAAGAACAACAGCTTATACTTTTATGAGCAATATACAAAAACTACAAAAGAGTTTAATGCAATACCAGTTTCTAAAATGTCAAATGGTGGATTCTATTTTTTACATTACCAAGATGAGTCTAATTGGATGAAATACTCGCCAATATTTCTAGCAGATTATAGAAAGATGTCTGGGAAGGTTATAGCATTTGGTGTTAACTTTAATTTTATACCATTAGAGGTTAGGGTATTATTATTTGATAAGTACATAACAGAGAAAGATTTTGAAGATAATAACTATCTAAAAGTAGACCTACAAGGTATATATGATGAACTTAGGAGGTTGGGATTTGAATATGCTCTTAATGAATATGATGTATCTAGAATAAAAGTAGTTCATAAAGTTAGCTTAGACATACTTCCAAGATTCTTATACCACCAACATCCAAAAAATAAATATGATCCTATGAAGCTTATGCAAATATGGGAAGCTAAGCTAGCTAAAAGAGAACAGAGACATAGAGAGATGACATTATCATTATTAAGCGATTTTTATGATGTTAATTCTGAGATATCTGAAAAATACGATGTCCTTAAAGGACATATAAAAAGATTACAAAGAAATATTAAAAAGTATTAACCCTTGTTAATCAAGCGATTAATGGGAGGTTTGTAACTTAATATATAATGTAAATACAAATCATAAATGGCAACATATAATACTACTAGTTCAGATTTTGGTACTGCAAATTCAGCAATAGAGAATAAAGGAATCTTTAGTAAAATACTTAGAAATCTTTCAAATTATGGAATGAATTATAATGATATGATTATAAGAAACCAAGTAGGTATAGGAATCAATGAAGATCCTTATTCATCAAAGGGAAATTCTCTCTATGATTTCTTCAGCCAAAGGGCCGTATCATCTGTATTAAGTAGAAAATCTATTCCGTATCTTGACAAATCATATGCTGATAAAAGAAGAATACTTAGAGAGTATTCTATAAAGGATGATATAAGAGATTTTGTATCTTCTGTGTGTGATGAATGTATAGTATATAACGATGAAAGTGATTTTTGTTCAGCAAGATCACTTTCAAATGAATATTCACAAGAGATACAAGATAAATATCTAGAATATTTCAAAAAAGTTTATACTAAGTATGGATTTTCTGACAATATTACTGCGTGGAATATGATGAAAGATTTCTTAATCGATGGCTATTTAGCATCAGAAATAATCTTTGATGATAAAAAGAAGAATATTATTGGATTTAATGGATTAAGACCAGATACATTAGTACCTGCTTATGAACCTAATGTTGGACACTTATGGATACAATATCCAGAAGATCCACAGTTAAGAAGAATATTTCTAGATTCACAGATAGTTTATATATCATATTCTACACAAAATGATTATTCAGAAACTTCTTATGTGGAGGGTCTTATAAAACCATATAACCAACTTAAAATACTTGAACAGACAAGAATAATGTTTAACGTATTAAATGCTCAAGTTTATCAAAAATTTACAGTTCCTATTAAGGGAATGTCTAGACAAAGAGCAGAAGAACAAATAGGACAATTAATACATGACTATTCAGAAGACGTAGAATGGGATGATGATTTAGGAACATTATCTATGAATGGTTCTAAACAATTGCATTATAATAAACAAATATGGTTCCCAGAGGGTGATGCAGGTACTCCTAATATGGAACTTGTTAAGCAAGAAGGTCATGATTTAAATGATGAAACTATGTTAAATTGGTTTTACAGAGCACTCAAAAGAGCTTCTAAAATACCTGTACAGAGATTCGAGTCTGAAAATGGTGGTGGTAATTTATTTACCGATGCATCAGATATGACCAGAGATGAGATAAAATTTCATAACTTTATTAGTAGACTTAGAGCGAATTTTAAAGAAATGATTGTCAAACCAGTGAGGTTACAACTGCTTATAGAATTCCCAGAACTTACTGATGATGAAAACTTTATAAACCAAATAGACATATACTTCTATAGCAATCAAACATTTGAGGACTGGAAGAAGATAAATAATATGTCTAAAAAGGCAGATGTTGTTAGTAGCTTATTAGGGGTTATGAGAAATGAAGAACAGCCATACTTTCATATAGAATGGATTATGGACAATGTGTTTAAATTAACACCAGAAGAGAAAGCAGAGAATGAAAGATACTGGGCTAGAGATAATAATAAAGGTGCTGGTTCGGCAGTTGGTGTTGAAGGTTTCGAAGGTGAGGGAGGTGCTCCCATGGATGGTGGACCAGGTGACACAGACGACTCTGCAATAGATGACGGTGGTGATGATTTAGATATTGGTGGCACAGATGATCCAAGTCCAGATACTGGTGGTG